AAATACTCTCGAACAATCTTACCGTTGCGCTGCACAAAGATCGTAGCACCATCAACAGGCATAGGCTCAATATGCTCAGAGCCGTATGGTGTTTGCTTTCTGATCTGTACATTTGTTGGCGTAATAGCTTGGTTCAAGTAAGTAGGAACATATAGTTCGCTAGATGCTGTAAAGATCTGCAAGTCACGGTTAGAAACCAAATATCTAATTTCGTTTACGTCACCAGTTGCAGCAACCAAAGAGATAGCATCATCATCAGCGGCATCACCCACATCGAAGTTAAAGAAGCTGCCGATCTTGCTAAACCAAATGTTATCTGGCTCTGCAATGCTGCCGCCAAACACTATTCTATTTTGATGAAACTCTACGGCTGCAGGGTATCCTCGCTTTGCTGAGAGAGCTTGCTCATCCCAGTGCAAGCTAGGAGCGTGTGTAACTATTGTTACCTGACCACCGCCATCTTCTGCACTAGAAGCTGAACCACCAGCAGTAAAGGTAAATGTATTCTCATCTATAATACCACTAACAGTTCTAGCACCGTTTAGATTGCCAGAATTAATACCGCCAGTAGCGCTAGCTCCACTAATAGTAATAGCTTCAGAACCTGAGAAACCGTGAGCAATTTGAGTTACCTCTACAGTAGTGCTGCCATCAATCGTTCTAAACGGATTTAAAACAGCCAGTCGAATAGAAAGCTCATCTACAACATTACCAGTCGCCTGAGTTGCAGACTGGACGCTGGTAATAACAATCTCATTCTTACCGTAGCGAATGGTTACACCAACATGCAAAGAACTAAGGTAATTACTGCCAGTCTTAGAGCCAGTTGTATCCCAATAAGCAGAGCTTGTTGTTAGAGTAATTCCAGTTCCCGTTGTGGCTGACGGATCTAACGTTGTGCCATGAGCTTGAAACTTAGAATAAGGTTGGAATGTAATGCTGTTATCTGCGCGTTGGTCAAAGCTATAGGTGCTAATCTCAAAGCTGGTTAAACTAGTTCTTGTTAGCATTCTTGGCGCAAACAACGGATGACAAATAAACTTTACATCGCCATACTGTGCCGTTGTGTATTCTTGTAGATACTCTTGATCAAAGGGCAACGCTGCACTGCTTGTATCCTGAGTAAGCGTAGAAACTAAAGTAACAGCGCCATCTTCAATTCTAAAACAGCGTACCTTCTGATGCTCTACAGAAATAACGTATTCTTCATTCTCATCAAATATAAACGGAAACAGATGTGACTGCTCTGGATAGCTTGAGTTAAATGTAATTCCATAATCATAGATATGCTTTAGGCCAGTGCGCTTCTTAACTGCGCCCTCGGCCATAACAACCATGTTCTCTACACGCTGTGCTGATGATGTATATACGGCAGTATCGACCCTAGACAAAAGAGAATCACTTACTTCACCAAACTGAAAGCTATTGATTGGGACGCGGATCTTTTGCATTAACTGCGCCTTTCAGCAATAAACCTCGATGTGTTCAGCTTGCGTGTGGTCTGCTGCTGTGAGTGCAGCCTACGAGCTTGTATCATTTGGAAGTTAGCTTTTTGCTCCATCAATGAAGCAAGCTGCGAGTCTCTAGCCACAGATACCGCAAGCACCCCAGCCATCATATACTCAACAGCAGTTACAAAGTATGGAGGCCATCCAGACTCATTGGCGCGGAATACATAGTCGGCAATTACAGTGTCAGTCGCTACAGCATTGCAGAATACCTTGCTGCCGTAGAGGTCATATTTGATAGGATACTCGTTTACCGTAATGGCAGAGAGCATAATAAATTCTGATGGAAGCTGATAAGCTGCCTCAAATCGTCCAGTAGGCGCTTCTACTAAACGGTTAAGAATTGCCTGATCTGTTGCAAAGCGCCACCGAGAGTTAGTCAATGCGGCACGAGCCATATCTTCGTACATTGCAGAGCTTACTGTTGCTTCCGCTGTACCGTCTTCAAAAGACTGAATCGCGTCACCACCAATCAAGAGAGATGCGCGAGAACATATTTTAATCGGTGTGTTTGCTATATCTGGCATGATAGTATGGGGGCCGAAGCCCCCATCCCTTCTTAGTCGCCGTCTGTTTCAACGACAGCAGTGCCGTCTGAAACATCGACTACAGTGCCAGTATTTGACAGAACATTAACAAAATTGGTTGTTGGTACGTTTGTATCACAAACAATAACAAGGTCACGAACAGCGAGCATATTTGCTGCGCCATTAAAATAACCTGCTGTGTTTACAGTCGCAATTGCATCTGCGGTTGTGTACATCCACAAACTTCCGTTTGAGTCACCACCAATTCTAGCTAGTCCACTTGCTGCATAAGCCATTAATCAGCCTCCTAGTTATTATCTAAGACTTCATAGATACCATCGTCATCAATAACGATAGCGCCCATGGACATCATAGATGTTGCAAGGTGTGAGACTTTCTCAGCCACATAGTTTACTTCAGTTTGAACATCAGCATTAATGCCAAGGCCAATTGAAGAAGTGTGGTAAGCAAAGTTTTTACCACCAGCTACAGCTGAAGTTGAGAAGATCTTAAAGCCTAAGAACTCTTTCATTGTCATTCCACCTGCGAATGGCAGATTTTGTGGGCCAACAAAGTCAGAGCTTGCAAACTCATTGATCGCAAACAAGTCAGCAAAACCAGTAGGTGACATTGCCAAGTAGCGCTGTCCGTCTTCTGGAATGTCTGCTGCACCAAATGTTGAGAACAATGTCAACAAGTCAGCTTTCTCAAGAGCAGAACCAGTGTCATGAATTTGAGTGCTGTTAGCGCCCGCGTCCATTGCAGCGATTAAGATCTCATCAGTCTTACGACCCAAAGCAGCCGCAGCAGATTGCGCAACAGCTTGACGCTCGTTGATGTTGATTTTCAACTCGTCCAGCTTGTCAATGTACTCTGGTGCATAGAAGTCGGCCATAGTGGCTTCGACGTTTGTGTGCGCCAGTTCCATTGGAGTTACGTTACCGTTACGTGATTTGGTGTTTGCAGTGCCTTTTCCAATTACTTGGAACCGAGCAACCGAGCCAGACACATTGGTAGTACGAACAGTGTTCCGTAGTTTGGAACCCATACGCTGATAAGCCATGTGTACTTCTGTCTCGAACTGCTTGATAAAGGCTTGGTCAATAGTATTAGCCATTTTTCAGTCCTATTATGAAGTTACAGTTGCCAACGGGTGTCCGCTTTTCTACGTCAACAAGGGTATCCTCTCGGGCCTTTCAGTGTATTACGGGCCGTAATGGCCCATCGTAAACACTTTTTCCTTTTGGATTGCAACGCACAAATTCAACATACTTGTTACTATTGTCTTCTATGACACCAACAGGCTCAAAGCCTAGCCACACTGCCCAGTCCAACATGAACTCATAATCAGACAGCAATGTCATGGTCATCATGTGCTGTGTCTTATCAAAGAAATCTATTAGAAACCTTGATCCTCGAACCGCAGCAACAGTCTGTTCCTTTACTTTATTAGAGAACATAGCAAACATCTGAGGTATTTCTTGGTCTTCATTGTACCAAAGGCCACCAATAGCTAGGAATGACTCGCCTTCTTTTCTGGCAAGATAGCATTCAGAACATTCATACATCTCACGCATAGCTTCATGAAGATCATTGTGCCCAAGTAAAATTAGCTCGCGCTTGTTCTCTTGCGTAAGATTTTCAACAACCTCATCAATGTGACCTAAGGTAAAAGGGGTCAGATAATACTGGCCCCTTTGAATTATTTTAACCTCTGTAGAGTTGCTGGAAGCCATCTTCGACCTGTTTGACAAAGTGCGGATCACGCTTTGCGGGGTTGAAGTATCTTTCATCCTGCATCATCTCCCTAAGTGATTGCTCCGTTACACCACTTGTAGGCTGTGTCTGTCCAGCAAATGATCCATCTTTCATTGCTTCCATAACAGCTTCTATTGCAATGATACCCTCATGGCTTTCGCACATACGCTCAATCGCTGGTATTGCATCACTTGGAAAGAACTTATTAGCAAACATAGATGCGGCTTGAATCCTATCATTTGCATTGTCGCCTAGCTTTGCAGCCTCGGCTTCTATGTCTGGCTGCGCTCCATTAATAGCTTCGGCATACATCTCAATGCCTTTCTGAAACTCTTCTTGGCTATAGCCATTCTCAAATGAATGCTCAGACCACCACTTGAGTAAGTCGTTATCAACGGCCATATCCTCGTCAACAACGTCTGGCAATTGATAGTCGCCAGCGGTTTCGGGCCTGTCACCGAAAGCTTCTGATTGTATTTCTTCCAGAAGTTTATTTCGTATATCTTCTTCTTTGCCACCCAACTTTGACTCAAGTTCTTTATACGCCTTGGCTAAGTCTTCACCTGTGTTGTATTTCTCAGGTAGCCACTCTGGACGTTCTGGCGCTGAAGACTGTTCAACATCTGCTTCAGTTACAAAGTCACGGCCATCAGCTTGGGCTGCTTCTACTGCTGCTTCTTCACTCATTTATTCTTACTCCTATGTGAATGTGCAATGCGCTGTTCTATAAGGCCAACAATATAACGCTGCCCTTCCAGATGTCGCAGTTCTTCTGTAGTCACATTAGGGCCATTTACCATTTCTATAGTAATAGAGCGCAAATAGCGTAAGA